AACGTGGCAAACTAACTACAGGTCAGCAACAATGGTTAGACATTTTGCAGGCAGCAGGGCAAACAGCGGTAGTTTGGCGCCCTGCAGATTTACAAGCAATCTTTACCAAACTGATGGTATAAAAATGCTTACAGTAGGCAGCCTGTTTAGTGGCATTGGCGGTTTGGATTTAGGTTTAGAACGTGCAGGCATGAAAATAATATGGCAGTCAGAAATTGACCCGTACTGCAACAAAGTATTAAAAAAGCATTGGCCCGAGGTGCCTAACTATGGAAATATTAAAGAAATTGACTGGTCAAGAGTGCCAAGACCTGACGTTATTTGCGGTGGCTACCCCTGCCAGCCCTTTAGCACCGCAGGAAAACGACGAGGAACTGATGACCCTCGACACTTGTGGCCATGGGTTAGAGACGCCATTAGCAACTTACGACCACGCTACGCAATTTTGGAAAACGTCCGAGGACATCTCTCTATGGGGGGATTACAAGTCATTGGAGAGCTTGCCGAAGTCGGGTATAACGCGGAATGGCGTGTTGTATCGGCAGCCGGAATGGGTGCGCCCCATAGACGAGACAGAATTATTATTGTGGCCTACCCCAACAACACAGGAAAACGAACACCCGGGGGCAACATGGAACAGCAAGGGGAGACGGGTAGCACCCAGCGGGGCAACTCATGGAATGAACTTGGCCGACGCGGTGCAAATGTGGCCGACACCAACAGCGGACGACGCGAGCAATGTCAACCCGAAACAAAACCGCTTTCGTGGACTAGTGGCAGCAGTAAACGAGACTACGCCAATTGGTGGCAAGTTGAACCCGACGTGGGTCGAGTGGTTAATGGGGTTTCCGCTCGGGTGGACAGACTTAGAGGATTAGGTAATGCGGTAGTGCCGCAAGTAGCAGAATACATAGGTCGCCTTGTAATGGCAGCCGAACTAAACAATTCATAGACCTAAGCCCGTCGCACGGTAGTTGGTAACACACGGCAACGTGGGTAGAGCGCCACGCCCCTGATTGGGTGACGTGACGCGGCGAGCCATAAACATAATTGGCTAAGTAATGCAAGGGTACGGGACGAGGCAACCCCGTGGGTGAGCATTACCGCATTAGGCTTTAATCGCTCGAGCATTGACATACCGATAACAAACCAACACAACCGAGGTAAACCCGACATGAGCAGCTACCAGCACCACCGAGAGCAAGGCGCTTGCGCCGCGCTAGCACAAGCCGTAGGCGCGTGAGCAATGGCCACAACAAACAACAGTAAACAACGCAATCAAAAAGAATTCAAACACAACAGGCTAAAGGTGCTTGACAACGGCAACGCCGTGTGCCATTGGTGCGGAGTAAACCAAGCAACCGAAGCAGACCACCTAGAACCCACAGACAACGGCGGCACAAACGCAATGGATAACCTTGTGCCGGCATGCAAACCGTGCAACGCAAGACGCGGCCAACAATACGCACAACAAAAACAACGCGCTAAAACCCTTACACCACAAGGATTTGCGGAACCCGTTTTTTTACAAACGCAAGCGAAGCCCCCGCAAGCTCTAATTCCTATATTTTTTGGAAACCAGCCCGAACCAGCTCTGACCGGCCGCTATCAACCGAGACTAGAAACAACGACGCACGTTGGCAGCCAATCACGCGCTATCGAGATTGGGGAGTTTGCGGAGAGGGTGCTAGGGCTACCGCTTATGCCGTGGCAGCTGCATTGCTTGGAGGGTTTAACCGCTTTTGACGACGTTGGTAAGTGGTTACACCGTGTTGGTTTAATAAGTGTGGCCCGGCAGAACGGCAAGAGCCTTTTAAGTAGCGCGGTTATCGGGCATTGGCTTACTAAAGAGGCAGAGCACCGAGGGCAGCCGCAAACGGTAATTAGCGTTAGCCATAAGTTGGATTTGACAGCCGCGCAATTCAGTTATTTGGCGCCAATCCTCGAGGCCAAATTTGGGGCCGAAGTTTCGTGGTCATACGGCCGCCAAAAGTTGACAATGCCAAATGGCAGCGTGTGGCATATTCGAGCAGCTACCCCGGCAGCCGGTCACGGTTACAGCGCCGACCTAATTACCGCCGACGAGGTTTGGCAGATATCTGAGGCCGCTATTGACGACGGTTTACTACCGTCTCAACGTGCACGTAAAAACCCGTTGTGTTTACTTGTGAGCACGGCAGGGACGCAAGAGTCCACGGCGCTATTGCGTTGGCGTGACCAAGGGCTACGGGCAATAGATAGCGGCAAACAAACCACGTTGTATTTTGCCGAATTTAGTCCAAGCCCACAACTAGACCCAATGACGCCCGAGGCATGGGAGTACGCAAACCCCGCATTGGCTGGCGGCCTCATTGACCTAGACGTAATTGAGGGCGAAGCATTAGGCCCTAACCGCTCGGCGTTTTTACGAGCCTCGGTTAACTTGTGGCAGGCCGTAACAACGGGTTGGTTGGAAATCGGCGTGTTTGACGCTTGCAAAACCGATACCCCGCCACCCCCCGGCGGAGTGTTGGCTATTGAAAGCTCAACGGACGAGGCCCGCTATACCGCCGTGCGCGCCGTACAAGCTGGCAACAAAACACACGTAACCGTGGCGTTTACCGCTAACAGCGTTGCCGAAATGTGGCGGCTCGTTGACATAGAAATAGAAAACAACCCCGGGCTACGCCTAGCAATAATCCCCGCGCTAGAGGTAAGTTGCCCGCCCGCGCTCGAGCGTCGCCGCACCATAGTTGGCTACCGTGAGCTACTGAAATGGACGGCCGCTGTCCGCTCAATGATTGTAGAAAACCGTTTACAACACAACGGCGAGCTACTACTAACACAACATTGCGCCCGAGCGGTTTTAATTAAACACAACGGAAGCGTTGCGTTATCCACGTCGCGTAGCCCGGGCCCTATCGAAGCAGCGCGTTGTATGGTATGGGCCGCGGCAATGGCAAGCCGCCCGCAAATACTTGGTAAACCTATGGTTATGGTGTCTAACCGCTAAAGTTTGTGTGGCGCTCGCTGGCCTTGCTTTCCGTCGGGGATTGCTCGCCGCCAGCGAGTGCCACCAATCCGCGCCTAAATATGGCACACTAAACGCATGGCTATTTTTACGCGCAAACCTGAACCAGCAACCGTTGTTAAAGCCGCTGCCGGTAGCAACGCTGGCGCCTCACAAATTGGCAACTTTTTTGCGTACACCGACGGCGTAAACCGTAGCCGTTTTATGCAAGTGCCAACCATTAGCCGTAGCCGCGATTTAATGGCAAGCCTTGTTGGTTGTCTGCCGCTTGTCATGTACAAAGAAATGTGGAACGGCGACGAAATGGAAAAGGTACCCGAGGCGCCGCGCTCATGGCTACGACGCATTGACAAAGGCGTAACAAACAACTTTATTTTAAGTTGGACATTTGACGACTTGTTTTTTTATGGCCGCGCATTTTGGTATATAACCGAGCGCACCGCCGACGGATACCCGGCAGCGTTTACACGTCTACCCGCCGCAATGATTACAACACAAGACCAAGCACAAGGTACTGGCGTATGGTTCGGCCCGTCTAAACAAATTTTGTTTCAAGGCTTACCAATCCGTTACGAGGATTGCGTACAATTTTTAAGCCCAATTCAAGGTTTGATTTATACCGGCGCAACCTCAGTAGATACCGCGCTTAAGCTCGAGCAGGCCCGCAACCGCAACTCGAGCTCGCTGCAACCAGCCGTAACGCTTAGGCAGACTGGCGGCGAGCCCATGAGCCCACAAGAGTTAAGCGACTTGGCCGCGGCCTACGACAGCGCCCGCTATGCGTCGGCCACGTGCGCGGTAAACGAATTTGTAGAGGTAATACCTAACAACGCAACCCCCGACAAAATGTTGCTTATTGACGCTGCCGAATACCAAGCAAAAGAAATCGCCCGGATCGCCAATGTCCCCGCGTACCTTGTCTCGGTCAGTATTGGAAATTATTCTTATGTCAGTAGCTCGGAAGCCTCACGCGACTTGTACACGTTCGGCGTAAAACCGTATATAGATTGCATACAAGAAACACTAAGCGCGGATAACGTGCTACCACGTGGCACGGGTGTTATGTTTGACATTGAAAGCTATTTAGAAAACCAATACCAAGACAGCGCCGAAAACATGCCGGACATGGCAAACGAGGTAAACAATGCTTAGGTTAATCCCACAAGAATTAAATTTAGACGCCGCTAAAGGTGACGCGCTGCCACGTAGAACCTTGGCCGGTGTCGCCCTCGAATATGGCGTAGAGGCCGTTGTATCCGATGGGCAAAAAGTACG